AATACAAAACTTTTAAGTGAACATGATAATCTTTTTGAATTTGCAAATACTTACAGTTATAAAAAGAATCTAAACATACAAACAGGATCTAATCCTAATAGTCCTGTCCTACGCACTTTACAAGATAGATTAGATGATAAAGTAAGTATTAGAGCATTTGGTGCATCAGGTGACGGCACAGACCAAACAGCAGAGTTACAACGAGCATTAGATCAATTATACTTAAATGCAAGTAATAAAGGACAGCCAACTTCGAGAGTAGAACTTTATCTTGAAGCAGGCGAATATCAAATTACTAGTACAATTTATATTCCTCCGTTTGCTACTATTAGAGGCGCAGGACAAGAAAAAACTTTTATTCTTTCAGGCGCAGGTTATCCTGCATTTATGACAGTAAACGATCAAGCATTACCAGGAAACTACCCAGGAGATGAAAACAGCTCTACTCTAACACAGGCAAGGCATATTGAAGTTTCAGGACTTACTATCCGTTCGGAACAAGGACCTGGTATTGTTTTACGTAGTTGTAAAGACAGTATTTTTAAAGATATCACACTACAAGGTTCGTTTGAGTTTGGAGATACAGTTGACGGTGAAAGTGATGCATTAAGAATGACATCGTTAAGCACAGCAGTTACTTGCCAAAATAATACTTTTGAAAATATTGTTATTAAAAATTGGGTAACAGCAGTTAAAACAGATCATGATATAACAAATAATATATGGGACAACTGTTTAGTAACTCATGTATGGCAAGGGTTTGCATTTGGTGCTACAACTGTACTAGGTACTCCTGGAATGTTAACTGGACCAAAAAATAATATTATTTCAAATTCTACTTTTAAAGACATTTATATTAAAGCTATCTATATTGCCGCTGGCGAAGAGAACAAAAGTATTGATAATAAATTCTATCAAGTAGGAAACGAAGGTGGTACATCGTTAAACAATGTACATCCTATAATTGAATTTACATCAGCAAGTAATTCAAGTAGAGGAGATTGGTTCGAAAGAACAGAAGAATTAGGACATGATCAAACTTTTATTTCAGGAGTTGTTTACAATCCAGAAGTTAAAGGTCCAGTAATTACAGAATTTGATCACACAAATTCAGTTAACGTAGGACAATCAGGCACACCTACAAAACTGTTTAGATTACCTGCTGATACTGCAAAAGGATATGAAATAGATTATATCTACAAAAGTAGTGCAGTAAATGCAACAAGAAGTGGAACGCTGACTATAGTAGTTGATCCTTCAAATGATTTTGTCACATTAACAGACGAATACGACTTTGCAGGTGATTCACAATATGACGAAAACATAGAATTTTCAGCACAAAATTATGATGAAGATCTTGATTTATCGGTTGACACAGTAGCGGTTATGATGTTAAACTCAACTAATAGCGATGATGCTGTAATGTACTATAAAATCAAAACTAAGTCGTAGTTAATGTTTGAAAAGAAATATGAAGAACGGTTAGCCATCTGGAGTGACTTCCGAAAGTCGCTTGAAAGCTCAAAAGATCCTATCCAAGACACAATTGATTTTTACAATAAAGCACCATTGTGTAGAATATCAGCTGACCCGTGGACTAAAAGTACTTGGCCCGATCCTTGGGAATTATTAGCGGAAAATAATTATTGTTCCTTTGTTAAAATACTTGCAATATGTTACACCTTGCAATTAACTGACTGTTTATCCCAGTCGGCCTATGAGATACATATTGTACGAGACAATGAAAATTCTGCTACATACTACCTACTTTATGTAGACAACATTGTAATCGGATTCAACGGAGACACTTATGTTCATAAAGACGAATTACCTAAAACTATCTATTCTGAAATTGAACATGAGATGCCAGCACTTCAATAAATATCAAAATAATTAAAGAGGAAAAATAATGACAAATGGAACCATGATTATCAAACGTGACGGGACCAGTGAACATCTTAACATTGATAAGATTCACAAAGTAGTTATGCATGCCTGCGAAGGACTTGCTGGCGTTAGTAGTAGTCAAATTGAAATGAATGCTAATTTACAATTTTATGACGGTATGAGTACTGCAGAAATACAAGAAATACTAGTTCGTTCAGCGAACGATTTAATATCTTTAGAAAATCCAAATTATCAATTTGCTGCATCACGTTTATTAAGTTATGGTTTATATAAACAAGTGTTTGGTGAATTCCATGCAATGTCTTTTCGTAAAATGATTAATCTTAATATTGAAAGAGGCGTTTACGATCCAGAAATACTGGCAAAGTATTCTGCTGAAGAAATTGAAAGAATGGATTCGTACTTGCATCACAAACGTGACGAAAACTTTACTTACGCAGGACTGCGTCAAGTTGTAGACAAATATCTTGTACAAGATCGTTCGTCAGGTGAAATTTTTGAAACTCCTCAATTTATGTATATGATGATTGCAGCAACACTATTTGCTAACTATCCAAAAGAAGATAGAATGCACTATGTAAGGAGATACTATGATGCGACCTCACTTTTTAGAATTAACATCCCCACACCCGTTATGGCTGGTGTTCGTACCCCTGTCCGTCAGTTTGCTAGTTGCGTTCTTGTTGACAGTGACGATACTCTCGATTCCATATTTTCTAGTGACATGGCTATTGGACGTTACACTGCACAAAGAGCAGGTATCGGCATTAACGCAGGACGTATCCGCGGGGTAAACAGTAAGATCAGAGGCGGAGAAGTCGCACACACTGGGATTATTCCTTTCTTAAAGAAGTTTGAGTCAACTGTAAGATGTTGTACGCAGAATGGTGTACGCGGCGGCTCTGCCACCACACATTTCCCGTTTTGGCATCAAGAGATTGAAGACATTCTTGTGCTAAAGAACAACAAAGGTACAGAAGACAACCGTGTACGTAAACTAGATTACTCAATTCAGTTAAACAATGTATGAACGCCTCCTTAGCGGAGGTGAAATTACCTTGTTCTCGCCACATGATGTTCCAGGATTGTATGAAGCGTATTTTGGTGATTCAGATGCATTTAAAGAAATGTATGAAATGTACGAGCGCAAGACGAGTATCAAGAAGAAAAAGATCGATGCAATGGAATTGTTTTCTGCACTAATTAAAGAACGTGCTGAAACTGGACGTATCTATATTATGAATGTAGATCACTGTAACACACATAGTTCATTTAAAGATACAGTATACATGAGTAACTTATGCCAGGAGATTACACTTCCTACTAAACCATTACAACATATTGATGACGAAAATGGCGAAATTGCTCTATGCATTCTAAGTGCTATTAATGTAGGTGTTATTAAAAGTTTAGATGATTTAGAAGAATTATGTGACTTAGCAGTTCGTGCGCTAGAAGAAATCATTGACTATCAGCGTTATCCAATTAAGGCAGCTGAGATTTCTACAAAAGCAAGACGCTCACTTGGTATTGGTTATATTGGGCTTGCACATTATCTTGCCAAAAACAAAGTAAATTATGCAGACGAAAATGCATGGAAACTTGTACACGACTTAACAGAAGCATTCCAATACTATCTGTTAAAAGCATCTAATGAACTTGCTAAAGAAAGAGGAGCCTGCGAATATTTTAACCGCACTAAATACTCAGACGGCATCCTTCCAATTGATACTTACAAGAAAGATGTCGATGCAGTAGTGGAGAACAATCTAAATTATGATTGGGATAGTTTACGCAATGATATCAGAGAGTTCGGGCTTCGTCACAGCACATTGTCCGCACAAATGCCATCAGAAAGCTCATCTGTTGTGTCAAACGCAACAAATGGAATCGAGCCACCTAGAGGCTACCTGTCCGTTAAGAAAAGCAAAAAAGGCCCCCTTAAACAGATTGTCCCACAATATCAAAGTCTTAAGCAATACTACACCTTGTTGTGGGACATGCCTAGCAACGAAGGTTACATCAATATTGTCGCGGTAATGCAAAAGTTCTTTGATCAAGCAATATCGGGCAACTGGAGTTACAATCCAACACAGTATGCAGATAATGAAGTACCTATGTCAGTTATGCTACAAGATTTATTAAACACATACAAATACGGTTGGAAAACTTCATACTATCAAAACACTTATGATTATAAAGAAGATCCAAGTGAGCTAAAAGAAGAAGTAGAATTAGCACAACCATTATTAGTTGAAGAAGATGAGCTTTGTGAAGCATGTGCAATTTAATGGTTGACAAACGTTATAAAATCGTATATATTAAAAAAGAATAATATAGGATTGATCAATGGTAAAAACAGTTTTTAATAAAGAAAAAGTCGACTTCACAAAACAGCCTATGTTTTTTGGAGAAGAACAAAACACACAGAGGTATGACACATTTAAGTTTCCTGTGTTTGATAAATTAAATCAAACAATGCTAGGTTACTTTTGGCGTCCAGAAGAAGTAAGTTTGCAAAAGGACAGAGCAGACTTTGCTAACTTTCGTCCAGAGCAGAAACATATCTTTACTGCTAACTTAAAATATCAAACACTATTAGATAGTGTGCAAGGGCGTGGTCCTTGTTTAAGTTTCTTACCTCATGTAAGTTTACCTGAACTAGAAGGTTGCATTGTAACTTGGGACTTTTTCGAAACTATTCATTCACGTTCGTACACACACATTATGAAAAATGTGTACGCAGATCCAAGTGAAGTGTTTGATACTATTTTAGAAGATGAAAAAATTATTGCCCGTGCTGTTTCAGTAACCAAACATTATGATGCATTTAACGAAGCAGCTGATAACTTTATCCACAAAGGTAAAGGTTCAATGCGTGAAGTAAAGAAAAAACTTTATCTTGCAATGCACACAGTGAACATTCTTGAAGGACTTCGTTTTTATGTAAGTTTTGCTTGCACCTTTGGTTTTGGTGAACTAAAACTAATGGAAGGTTCAGCTAAGATTATTTCATTGATTGCTCGTGATGAAGCACAGCATTTAGCACTTAGTACACACATTCTTAAACTTTGGGCGCAAGGCAAAGACGATCCAGAGATGGTATCTATTGCTAAAGAGTGTGAAGAAGAAGTATATGAATTGTGGCGTACCTGTGTTGAAGAAGAAAAAGACTGGGCTAATTACTTGTTTAAAGACGGAAGTATGATTGGATTGAATGCAGTATTGTTGCATCAGTATGTAGAATACATTGCTAATCGTAGATTAAAAGCTCTAGGGTTTAATGCTATATTTGATCAACCTGTTAACACAAACCCATTACCTTGGACACAGCATTGGTTGTCGAGTTCAGGCTTGCAAGTTGCTCCACAAGAAACAGAAGTTGAATCTTATGTTATTGGCGGCATCAAACAAGATGTAGATAAAGATAAACTTAAAGGATTCTCACTATGATACACATTTGGGGTAAACCTGCATGTCCATCATGCACAAAAGCAAAAGCATTTTGTGAACAACGTGGATATCAATTTGAATATTTAGAACTGGGCAAAGACTTTGAACGTGAACGAGTTTTAGAAGAATTCCCAGAAGCTAGAACATTCCCACAGATTGTTGTCAATGGACTAAAAGTTGGCGGCTATGAACAGTTTACACGTTATGTAGAAGAAACGAATTACACAGGAACAGGACACACTTTATGATAATTGAAACGCCTTACAAGGCAACAGATACAATTACAATTAAAACAACAGCAGGCGAAGAAGTAGTTGCTCGATTTGTAGAAGAAGATGACAAATCAGTTACAGTTGAAAAGCCAATGGCTATTATGGCAACAGCGCAAGGTATCGGACTAGGTCCGTTCTCCTTTACCATTAACCCAGATGCAAAACTGAAAATAAATAAAAGTGCAGTGTTAGTTATACATAAAACTGATAGCGAAATGGCAAAACAGTATGTATCTAGCACAAGTGGGATAACAATGGTATAAGGATATAAATGAGCGGACATGCAAAAATATTTACAGAATCGGGGACTGAAGGTGTAGGTAAAA